CCTCCGAAAGCCCCAAAAAGGACGGCAGTGCCATTCGCCACAGTGTCTCGTACTCGGTCGCGCAATCGCTCGATGGTTCCGGCAGACCCCACATTCGATATAACTCGAAGGCGAAGGGGCTCTGAATTGGTCTGTCCTCGTATGTCCCGACTCCAAGGTCGTACGACCACAGTTCATTTGACTCAGTCTTCAGGTCGTCTTCCATCAACGCATGGCGGATCGGCGGAATTACAAGAAAACACCTTGCGACATCGGCTAAGTATATGTTGGCCTCGAACTCGAATTGGAGATACTTCCTCTCCGGATCGGATTCGAGCATGTCGATCGCGATCTGGTAGAGGTCGTTGGCGGTTTGAGAAAGGTCGACCAGGACGCGCTTTAGCGTTTCGCATGCCCTGCTGAATCGATCATCAACGGAGCCTTCCCCGCCTGCTGCGATGGCGCAGATACTCCGTTGCACATAATGCAAAGGATCACTGCGTACTCCGGGCACGGCAACCCAAGATCGCCATAGCGATTTGAGGTATACTTCCGGCCTGCTCGCGTAGAAATAGTAGTAGTCAAGTACATGTACCAGAATCTCGTTGAGAATCCTGTCGTAAGCCCGTAGGCAGTACTGGGCTGCAGATGGCGTTGTGGGCGCAATAAAGCGCCCCGGCAGGATGCAGCGATCCTTCGAGAGGCGTTCCATGGCGCTTGAATAAAGGTCGAGATACTGCAGGAACGCGAACCCGACGCAAGTGCGGCGATCCATCGACTCGGTGCTTTCGCCATTCAAGGCGGCGAACTGGTTGACGAACGATTCGAACGCTTCCCTGTCTGTCGGTATCACGCCAGCGATGAGTCGCCGTACATGCGAGTGCATAAACTCGTGGGTCAATGTCATCAAATTCCACTCGAAGGACGCCGACGCAGGAATAGCCTGTTCCGCTGCAGTGATAACGTGCAGGGCCTCGTGATAGCCCCAACGGCCACTGAAGTGTACGACATGCCTCGTCTCCGCGACCTGTGGTCCGTGAGGCTTCGCACAAAGCTGCGTAAGCGAGTACCGCTCGCTTTGCCATTCCAGCAGCAGTTCAGGGGTAAACGCGGAGATATCCCTGCAGATATCGAAGCCTGTATATCCCCGGAAATCCTTCGTTATGACATCGTTCGCGCCGAAGCTCTCGAATACCCGATCAGAGAATTGATGTATGCTCTGTATTGCACACCACGCAAGCCCGACGCCAAAGACTGAGTGGTTCGAGAAGTATGATTTCCCGTGAAGCACAGGGCTGCAGCATCCGTAGGCTTGCGACGACATCATGGCAACACCCGAGGATACTTCGACAAGCTCGGCCATGTGATACAGGGACATCGGTGAATAGGGATCACCGTATGCCCGAATCTTGTCCGCGATAATGGCGACAGTGTTCGCTAGCCTCAATAGTACCGCAGTGTGCTTGGGGGTGTATGCTGAGGACAGCCGAATTGCGTTGTTTAGGCTGCGCTCAATACCTTGCACAAGATCGTGCAGATGCAACGGTAACCCTGAGGAATCAATCGCGACAGGAAACGGCGGCTGCTCCGTCTGTTCGCACATCCATACGGTCGTTTCGGCCTCCGCAAACTCGCCGCAGTGTGGCCAGATCTCATAGGCCACCAATGCATCCTCAAACCTTTTCGCGATCGCTGTGGCACGATCGTGTGGCAATTGCAGCAGCACTGAGGCCAACCCATGGGTGAGGAACATGCCGCCTGAATCATCTTCCGGCAAATCCCCTATCAGTTCTGCTGCGAACTGAAAAGGTTCCTTTGGGAAAAGAAGCAAAACGGTGTCTTCGTCTTTGAACTCCCGGACTGGCGCGCAGACATCCGGATGAAAGACTAGGCTTACCCGCGAGTTCTCCACCTCAAGCGTGTCGACGGGGCAGTCAATGCCGATCGAGACCGAGTAGGTCGAGTTCTTGCGCGTCAGCAAGAAATGGCGACGCTCAGCGGCCATCGTTCTGGCTCCGGCGAACCCAGCTGATCGAGCCCGTAGCAGCGTCGTCTATCAGTTCGAACGTCGGGGGTGGAGCATCCGCCAGACTCAGCTGAAGTTCTGAAGGGTCTTGGTTCTCCGCCCGAAGCTGGCGAGCCTCGACAAGCTGGTGGCCCCCTGTGCTGTATACCTGAGCGGGCCTACCGTACTCGCCGTGGTACAGGAAAAGCTCGTACGACCAAATGTCCTCAAGACGGTTCATATATTCCTCTCGCTCTCGAGCCCGTCGTAAGCAGGCAGAATCGTTGGGAGAACGGTAACCAAATCAGTAGTTCGAAATACGGATAGGAAATCGCTTTCCAAAGAAATGGACAAATTCTAGACCAACCATGCGGAGATGTCAAATGAAACTTGACAACGCATGACCATCAGACCATCACATCTGAACCGCTCACCCCCCAAGCCCCCGATCCCGGCCCGCCGGGAATCGCCTTGATCAACCGTAAACCTCCCTCTGCTCCTCCCACCGCACCGGCAGGTTCCTCCGCAGCTTCTCCAAGCTCAGGCCATCGGGATCGTTGCCGCGCAGGATCGCCTCGACAATGTCGGGCGCGAGCGACGTCAACCGTAGGATCCGCCCCGCGTACGTGCGATCAACACCGACGGCCTGAGCCAGGTCTTCGATACCAGCGTACTCACCGGACTCAATCTGCTCTTGCCAGCGATGGGCTTTGGCGATGGCCTCGATGAGCGTATGGTTGGCGTCGGACTTGCACGCCGCAGATGGCTGCCCATCGGTCAGGATCATTTGCCTTCCGTTACGACGACGGAATCGCATGGGAATGTGAACTACCACTGCCCCGTTTTCGCGTCGTACTCGCAGGCCCGGGTAGCGACGTTCTTGTTCGTTCTCAATGACGGCCGTGTCATGCATGTGCTCGTTCCTCGATGGGTTGAAGTTCCTCGACAATCTGTTCGATGCCGTTGGTGCGGAATCGAATGTCAATCCCGCTGGTGCTGACGTTGATGTCCTCGACGAGCAGTTGCACGATCCGCTGCTGTTCCTCGGCGAACAGGACGTCCCACACCGGGTCGATGGCCCGCAGCGCTTCGGCCACGCGGTTGAGTTCCATCGGCTCGTCGTGCGTCGGCGCGGCTTCGAGCCCACGGATACTCTTCGCCAGAACCTTGAGTTCGTCGTTGAGACGCTTGAGTTCCTCGGCCATGAAGCCCTCGTCCTGATCACCGACGTTCAGCACAGTGCGGATGGACTTCTTCGTCTCGTCCTGTCGCTTGCGGAGTTCGCCCAGGCGGGCCAGCGCGGCATCGTCCGCCCCCCGCTCGCCAGTCCTGCGCACCTCGCGGTAGGTCCGGGCGATCACATCGGGGTGACGCAACAGCGCCCGCAGTTGATCCACCACGGCCGTCTCGATCTCTCCCGCCGGCAGCGACGGCAATGGGCACTTGCCATATCCTGTTCTGATCTTCTTCGCGCAGGTGTAGTAGCGATACTCGCGGCCGTGGTTCTTCGCCCAACTCGGCTGGACCAGGCTGCCGCAGTGGCCACAGTGCACTACGCGTCGTAGCAGTGCGAATCGCTGGGCCTGATGCTTGTGCGTGTAGGTCTTGTTTGCACGAAGGCGAGCCTGGACGCGTTCGAACAGGTCCGTGGCGACAATGGCCTTGTGCTCACCTGCGTAAGCGTTGCCTTTGTGAACGACTTGCCCGATATACTTGCGATCGGTCAACAGGGCATAGACGCTGCGCTGCGTCCAGTGCTTGCCCCCCCGTTCCTTGCCTGTCTTCGTAACATACTGTTTGGTTCGAATCCCCTCGGCGTTGATTGTAACGGCGACTTTCCGGCAGGACTCGAGCTTCTCGAACACCCTGAAGATGCGCCTGACCGCCTTGGCCTCGGCCTCGTTGACGACATACTTCTTGTCCACGATATCGAGGCCAAGGACCGGCAAGCCGCCGATGTACTTGCCCTGCCGCGCCGTGGCGAGTTTCTTGTCGCGGATCCGCTCACCGATAATCTCCCGCTCGAACTGGGCGAACGACAACAGGATGTTCAACGTCAGTCGTCCCATCGACGTGGTCGTGTTGAATTGCTGCGTCACCGAGACAAAACACACCTCGTTCTCATCGAACAGGCCGATCAGCTTGGCGAAGTCCAGCAGCGACCGGCTGAGACGGTCCACCTTGTAGACCACCACACAGTCGATGTGGCCGGCCTGGATGTCGGCGATCAGGTCCGTCATCGCCGGGCGCTCCATCGTGCCCCCGGAGAATCCACCGTCATCGTATCGCTTGCGGATACACTGCCAGCCTTCGTTGCGTTGGGATTCGATGAACGCCTCGCCTGCCTGGCGCTGGGCGTCGAGGGAGTTGAACTCCTGGTCCAGACCTTCCTCGTGGCTCTTACGCGTGTAGATCGCGCAACGGATGGTGGGCGTGCTCTTGCTCATGTCTTCTCCCGTTTCGAGCGAGTTGTCGGCGTCAGCCCGAAGAACCGATTGCCGCTCCAGCCCGAGCCCGTAATGGCCCGGGCCACGGCCGTCAGACTGCGGTAGACCTTGCCGTCGTAGAGGAACCCGTCTTCCTTGACGGTTACCTCGTGGCGCTCGCCATGCCAGTCACGCAGTAACCGCGTGCCTGGGCGAAGCGCCTTCTTCCTTTGCCGTTTCGCTTCGGCCACCACCTTCGGCGTCGAGCCGTTGGCGATCCTGCCCAGCTCGCGCCGAGCATCGCGACTGAGCCCGCCGTAGGCCAGTTCCTGGATCCGATACGCCAGGCGGCGGATTACGTACTGCCTGCCCAACCTGCCGGGGTCACTCCCGAGCAAGTCGTACCATCGCTTGCGGAGTTCGGCCATCGACATACGGTTCAGCTCGTCGATTTGTTTCAGTACGGTCGTCTTCATCATGTCACCTCGCAATCTTCTAATCCGTCGGAAGTGGTGACACTGAGCCTCGTTTCGGCGGGAAGCTCAAGGGGGTTTCTGCGACCGCAACCACTCTTTTTCGCCTCCGCGCGAAGCACGCCACGGGCCAGGATTCCGGCCAGTTCGTCCAGTCTCCCGTCAGCCGTGGGAGGCACGGTATAAGCAGTGTTCAGGCAAACCATCGATCGAGCCCCCGTTCCGCAAATGCCTCGCCGATGCGCTGGATGTGACGGTTGATCGTCGTCCAGGCCTTGCCCGTCCGCTTGGCGATTTGAAGGGCATTCTCGCCCTTCATGAGCCCCTTGCAGATATCACGTTGCAGCGGGCTGAGCGAGGCCACCATCTGCCGCACTTCCTCTTCGACCACGTCATCCTCAGGCAGGCGGGTATCCTCGATCTGCTGGGCCATCTGCTCCAGGCGGTCCTGGCACGCCAGGCGCCGGGCGTTCGTCCGCGCCAGCATGCGGATACGATTGTCCATCGCGCGGCACAGGATCGTCTTCTCGCTGGCCGCGTGGGCCTTGGCCGGATCGAAGCGGAACTCAAAAACGACGATCGCCAACTCCTGCGCCATATCGTCCCATGCCTCCGGTGGCACGCGAAAGTGCCTCAAGCGGGCGATGGCCAGCTTGATTTGCCAGTCCTCCATTGCCCCGACATACTGCTCATACAGCTCTCTGACTCGACTCTTCGTCATGGTTCGGCTCTCCGTAACCACTGCTTCGTTCGCGCCCGGGCCTGTCCCGAACGTCTGAAGGCGATGGTCGAGGAGAGACCGGTGACACGTATCTAGCGATGGATGTGAGCGGGCAAAATCACATGACGCTCACATGACGCTCATGTGACGTTCATGTGACGCTCATGTGAGGGCATGTGAGAGTTTGGCACCGGTGACATGACTGTCATGTGATTCTGGATGGCACCGCTGAATTTCGGGGGCCTGCGGCAATAAGCACTGTAGACGTCGGCGATGGTCGCCAGCGTCACAGGAGTCCGATATGCCGCAGAACGAAGATATCCAGATCGACTTGAGCGTGCTGGCCGCTGAGCCGGCCGACGAGTACCACGCCCGGGCCGGTGAGTTCCTCTCCAGCCACCAGTTGCTCGACTTCATGGCCTGCCCCTGGCTGTACCGCAAGAAGCGCCTGGGCCTGGTGGCCGACGACGATACCCCCGCGATGCTCGTGGGACGTGCCGCCCACGCCCGGATCCTCGAGGGTTACGACGAGTACAGGACGCAGTTCGCCCTGGGTGGGCCCATCAATCCGCAGACACAAAAACCGTTCGGTTCAACGACGAAGGCATTTTCAGCCTGGGCCGCCGACCAGGGCAAGCCCGTCCTGTCGCACGACCAAGTTGATCTGATCGAGAAGATGGCCGCGGGCGTGTCCATGAACGACGCGGCGGTGGAGTTGATCCTGTACGGCCGTGCCGAAGGCGTCGTGCGCGAAACCTACTGCGGCGTGCCGTGCCAGGCGCGTTTGGACTGGGTGCATCCACACAAGGGCGTGGTCGATCTCAAGACCACCAGCGACCTGATGTGGTTCGAGAACGACGCCAAGCGGCGCCGGTATCACAATCAACTCGCCTTCTACCAGGCCGTGCTCGCCGAAGTGATCGGCCAGTACGTTCCCGTCCACCTCATCGCCATCGAAAAGGCCGAACCGTTCCGTTGCGGTGTCTGGCGAATCGGCGACGACACGTTGGCCATCGCCCGGCGCGAAAACGAAGCGGCCATCACGCGTCTCCGCGCCGCCACTGAAATCGACCACTTCCCCACGGGCTACGAGGAGATTCGCCTCCTCGAGTACCCGTAGCTGTTCTCCGGTGCCCGGGCGGGACGGCGTGCCGTATGGCAGGGATGCCTTCACGGATGAAGCGGCCGGACTCCCTATACCCGCCCGGGCACCTTTCGGCAGGGCCGGGCAGCTGAGGGTCTTTTCGCCAAGAAGTCCCTCGGCGCGCGGGTTCGACTCCCGCACCTGCCATTGGCTGGCCAGCCGTCAAGAACGACCACACGAACACCCCTAACACAAAGGACACCCGATGTCACCGATTCCACAGATTCACTCCGGCAGGCGCTACTCGCCGCCACGACTGCTGATTTACGGCATCGAAGGGATAGGCAAGAGCACCATTGCCAGCCAGGCGCCCGGGCCGATCTTCATCCCCACCGAGGACGGTCTGGACCAGATCGACTGCGACAGCTTCCCGTTGGCCGAGACGTTCGGCGACGTGACCAACGCGCTGACCGCCCTGCTCAACGAGGACCACGACTACCAGAGCGTCGTGATCGACAGCCTCGATTGGCTCGAACGCCTGATCTGGGACGTGCTGTGCGAGCAGTACGGCGTCAGCAGTATCGAGAAGGTCGATGGTGGCTACGCCCGGGGTTACACCCACGCCCTGACGCAGTGGCGCACCGTGCTCAACGGCCTCGACAACCTGCGCAACCGTCGCGGCATGTGCGTGATCGTCCTGGCCCACGCCAAGGTCGAGAAGTTCGATGACCCGGAGCACTCGGCCTACGATCGCTACTCTCCCCGCCTGCACAAGCACGCCAACGCCCTGGTCACCGAGTGGGGGGACGCCGTGTTGTTCGCCACGCGGAAGATCATCACCAAGACCGAAGACGCCGGCTTCAATCGCAAGCGCACCACCGCCGCCGGCCTCGGCCACCATGGCGGCGAGCGCGTGCTGCGCTGCGTCGGCAGTCCCAGTTGCGTCGCCAAGAATCGCTACTCCCTCCCGCCCGAACTTCCACTGACCTGGTCGGCCCTCATGGCCGCAATGACCACCACCCCCACTGACGGAAAGGACACCTCCAATGGCTAACCTCAACGGATTCAATGCGAACGACGTCGAACCCAACGCCCCCTTCGAACCGCTGCCCGCGGGCAAGTACCTCGCGACCATCGTCGCCAGCGAGATGAAGGCCACCAAGAAAGGCGACGGCAGTTACCTGCAGTTGGAATTCGCCGTTCTCGAAGGCGACTGCAAGGGTCGCAAGGTCTGGGATCGCCTGTGCATCAATCACCCGAACGAGCTGACGCAGCGAATCGCCCGGGGCAGCTTGTCGGCCATCTGTCGCGCGGTGGGCGTGATGCAGCCCCGCGACTCGGTGGAGCTTCACAACCTTCCTCTCGTTGCCACCGTCAGTTGTCGGCGTCGTGACGACAACGGCGAGATCACCAACGAGATCAAGGGCTACGAGGCCAAGGCCGTCGCAGAGGGTCAGCCCCAGCAGGCCCCCGTTGGCGACGCCACACCCCCGTGGAAGCGATAGGAGGTTACCCGTGGTAAGCCGAATGACGTTGCCCTGGCCCCCAAGTGTGAACCACTACTACCGCCACGTCGGGCCGCGGACGTTGATCAGTCGCGCCGGCCGGGAGTACCGCACCGCTGTGTGCGGGCTCCTGGCCGGGGGCGCGGCCCGCAAGCCTCCGGCCGGTGGCCGCATCGCCCTGGCCATGGATGCATTCCCGCCTGACCGTCGCCGTCGTGACCTGGACAACACACTCAAGGCCGTGGGCGATTCGCTCGAGCACGCCGGGATCTACGAAGACGACAGTCAGATCGACCTGCTGGTCGTGTCGCGTCACCGGCCGGTCAAGGGAGGCAAGGTTGAGATCCGGATCGACGAACTGCCCCTGCATCGCTGCCCGCTGTGCGGCGGCTGTTTCCCCCAACCAGAAAGCGAGCACATTCATGACAACTGAACCCCAGAACCTGAAACTCGACCAGATCCGAATCGACGGTGGAACGCAGCCTCGGGCATGCATCGATGAGCAGGTCGTTGCCGAGTACGCCGAGTTCTACAAGACAGACGCCAAGTTGCCTCCGGTGACGGTCTTCTTCGACGGCGCGGCCCACTGGCTGGCCGATGGCTTCCATCGGTACTGGGCCAGCAAGCGAATCGAGCGCGACTACGTGCCGGCCGACGTTCACGCGGGTACACAACGCGACGCGATTCTGTTTTCCGTTGGCGCCAATGCCGACCACGGCCTGCGCCGCACCAACGGCGACAAGCGGAAGGCAGTGTTGACCATGCTGGAAGACGAAGAATGGTCCACCTGGTCCGCTCGTGAGATTGCTCGTCGATGTCGCGTCAGTGAGTCCTGCGCCCGTCGGATCAAGTCAGATCATACTGCGCACAGTGCGCAGTATGAATCGGCCGAACGAACGTTCATCCACCCCAAGACGGGCAAACCGGCCACAATGAAGACGGGGAACATCGGACGCAAGCGCAAGTCGCGCCCGGCCAAGTCGCCCCGCATCGCCAAGGGTGCGTTCCGACCCGCCCCGCACAGTGCCGACAGCGCCGTGCCCATGCGATCGGTCAAGCTCCCCCTGAATAACCCCGAGCAGGCTGCCCGGTCCATGGGCAGTCTCTTCGACGACGAATGGATGCGGCGAATGGCCACGGAGGCCCTCCGCATCCTCGACACCCCCAAACCTTTAGAAGGAACTGAACAATGAAAGAAGCCACCTACAGCGTGAGAACCATGACCATCACTCCCGACCTGGCCAGTGAGTGGCTGGGTGGAAACGTCCGCAACCGCCCCGTCAAGCAGCAGGTCGTCGAAGCCTACGCCGCCGACATGGCTGCCCGCCGTTGGATAGAGAACAACACCGCCATCGCCTTTGACCGGCACGGTACGCTGATCGACGGTCAGCACAGGCTATGGGCGATCATCGAATCGGGTTGCAGCATCAAGATGATAGTAGCCACGGGGCTGAACCCCAGCAGCATCGAGGTATTTGCCCGTGAACACCAGCGTTCCAATGCTGACCAGCATAACATCATGGGGCACCCGGCCGATCGCGACATCAATTCCAGCGACCTGACGACGTTGTGGGCCATGGTGGGCGGTATGGAGGGATCGTGGCAGAAGCGGGACTTCCGGGATGAACACAACCTGGTCGTTGACCACGGCCTGGCGTCTCAGTTCGCGGTGGACCACGTCAAATCCTCTACACGCGGCATCGGCCGGGCCTACGTTCGGGCCGTCATCGCCCGGGCCTGGTACTCGGCGGAGTATGACGACCTGAAGCAGTTCTGCCGGATCCTCAGCACAGGGATGCCGGATTCTCCCGCCGATGCGTTGATCGTTCAGTTCCGCAACCAGTTAGTCAGCGCCGATAGGAATCCGCCCATGCAGGTCCAGCGGATGTTGTACCGCAAGACCGAACGCGTCCTGGTCAACTGGCTTCTGGGCAGACACGCGACGGTCATTCGCCCCGTTACACAAGAGCACTTCCCCCTGCCCGAGGAGTGCCAGGGCTGATGCAGAGAACGTTGCTGCCAACTCCCAAGGCGCCCCCGCTGACGCTGCGCCCGTACCAGGCCGAGGCCATCAGGGCCGTCTACGCCCACCTGCGGGGCCGCGACGACAATCCCGTCGTCGTGGTCCCAACGGCTGGGGGCAAGACCCCCATCATGGCCACGATCTGCCGCGACGCGGTGACTCGATGGAAGGGCCGGGTGCTGATCCTGGCGCACGTGAAGGAACTGCTCGAGCAGACCGCCAACACGCTGCGCCAGGTCGCGCCCGACCTGGATATCGGCATCTACTCGGCGGGGCTGGGCTCGCGCGACACCGACCAGCCCGTACTGATCGCTGGGATACAATCGGTCTTTCGTCGCGCTGCTGAACTGGACGCGTTCGATATTGTCCTTCTCGACGAATGTCATATGCTGCCGCCCGACGGCGAGGGGATGTACCGCCAGTTCCTGGCCGACGCGAAAGTGGTGAATCCCAACGTCCGCCTGATCGGCCTGACGGCTACGCCGTACCGCATGAGTACCGGGATGATCTGCGGGCCCGAGAACCTGCTCAACCACGTGTGCTACGAGGTGGGTGTCCGCGAGTTGATCACACAGGGCTATCTCTGTCCGCTCAAGAGCCGCGCGGGCAGGAGCAAGGCCAACCTGGACAACCTGCACGTCCGAGGCGGTGAATTCATCGCCGCCGAGGTCGAGGCGGCAATGGACAACTACACCCTCGTCCAGTCGGCCTGTGAAGAGATCGTCGAACTGACCCGGGATCGCAAGAGCGTTCTGATCTTCGCCAGCGGCGTCCAGCATGGCCAGCACATCGCGCGAACCATCAACCGCGTATCGGACCAGGAATGCGGGTTCATCTGCGGCGAAACGCCGGGCCTCGAACGCGAAGGCACGCTGCACCGCTTCAAGGCGGGCGACCTGAAGTACCTGGCCAACGTCAACGTCCTGACCACGGGCTTCGACGCGCCGAACATCGACTGCGTCGTCCTGCTACGCCCAACGAACTCGCCGGGCCTCTACTATCAATGCTGCGGTCGCGGATTCCGGTTGCACCCCGAAAAGACCGACTGCCTCGTACTCGACTACGGGGGCAACATTCTGCGACACGGGCCTGTTGACGACCTTCAGATCAAGACGCCCGGGCAATCGAACGGCGAGGCGCCGGCCAAGGAATGCCCCGAATGCCTGGCGTTGATCCATGCGGCCTATGGCACGTGCCCCGAGTGCGGATACGAGTTCCCGCCGCCCGAAAAGGGCAAGCACGACGCCCAGGCCAGCAACGCCGGAATCCTGACCGGCCAGGTCACGGATACCGAGTACGAGGTCACCGAAACCGCCTGCTACGTTCACCAGAAACGCGGCGCACCGGATGACCATCCACGCAGTATGCGGGTGGACTATCGCGTGCAGTTCGGCGAATGGCAAAGCGAGTGGGTCTGCCCCGAGCACACCGGCTACGCCCGTTCGAAGTTCGAGGCCTGGTGGCGGGCACGATCGTCCGAGCCGCTGCCCGGGACCACTGAGCAGGCCGTCGACCTCGCTTACGCCGGCGCCTTGGCCGAGACCAAGGCCATCACCGTTCGCAGTATCGCCGGTGAGAAGTACGACCGCATCGTCGACTACGACCTGGGGCCCATCCCGCCGCTGCAGGACGGCAGCGATGAACGCAACGTCGACGACTTGCCCGAATACGACTGGCCGCCCGCAAACGACTCGATCCCGTTCTGAGGAGATCCCCATGCCCTGTGCATCCATAGAGAAGAGGACAACCGTGGATCGTATCGCACACGCCCTTGGCGCCGTCATGGCCATCGACGTGGGCGACCTCGAGAAGGTCGTTCAGTACGCCCACGAACATGACGTCAAGCAGGTCGACGATCCGCCCGAGCCGCTGCCCGTCACGCGCCAGGCCCTCCGCATGTTCTGGCACTTCCGCTGTAATCTCGAATCCGTCGAGGTGACGCCGGCGTGCAGGTGACGACCGCCGCCATTCCCGATGCCGTCCGTGCCTACCTCGCGGCCGGCCTCTGCGCACTGCCTGCCAGCAAGGCGGCAAAGCAGCCCGTGGTCGGGCTCTGGAAACCCTACCAGCGCAGGATGCCCAACGAGATTGAACTGTCAGCGTGGCTGGCCAACGGCCCCGACGCGGTGTGCATTATCTGCGGCAAGATCTCGGGCAACGCCGAGATGATCGACTTCGACTTCGGCGGCGAACTCTTTGGCCCGTGGTGCGACCGCGTCAACGCCGAGGCCCCCGGCCTGCTGGACCGCCTGGCCATCGAGACCACCCAGTCCGTCGGCTGGCACACGGCCTATCGCTACGCCAGCGAAGTCTGCGGATCCAAAGTCCTCGCACGACGCAGGCGAGACGTTACGGAAGATGAGATCACCCTCAACTCCGAGGGCGAACGAGTCGTCGTGCTCAAAGGCAAGGACTATGTCGTTCACACCGATCGCCAGGGGGTGACGTTCATCATCATCACGCTGATCGAGACGCGTGGCGAACGTGGGCTGTTCCTGTGTGACCCCACCCCCGGATACGAACTGCTCCAGGGCGACCTGACGAACCTGCCCGTGATCTCGCAAGCCGAACGCAACGTTCTCTGGCAATGTGCCCGGGATCTGAACGAGATGGCCGACAAGGCGCCGACATCGGCCGACAGTGCCCACAATGGCGATTCTCTGGCCCACCCGTCGCACAATGGCCCGATGTCGGCCGACAGTGGCCACAGGCCCGGCGACGACTACAACCGGCGCGGAGATGTCCGGGCCCTGCTGGCAAGCCACGGGTGGACGTACGTTCACAACGACGACATCAACGAGCATTGGCGACGGCCCGGTAAGAACAAGGGCGGTTCCGCGAACCTCCGGATCGAAGATCGCACCTTCTTTGTCTTCTCGTCCAATGCCTACCCCTTCGAAATGCAGGGCAGTTACAGCCCGTTCGCCGTCTACGCCATGCTGGAACATGACGGCGATTTCTCGATGGCCACGCGGGCATTGTCGCAGTTGGGTTTCGGACAGTGCGATTCTGCGACCGATGGCGTGGACATTTCGGCCCTTGCGCGAATGTCGGCCGAGATCACGGATTGTGCGACGCACAATGCCGACATCGCCCACTGTGCGACGGACAATGCCGACAATGGCGATTCTCGGGCCGATGATTCGGACAATGCCCCATCTCGGGCGGGTGTGGCCGACCCCGGGCCGTTCCCGGAGGACCTGTTCGACGTGCCGGGCTTCGTCGGCGATGTGGTGCGCCATACGCTGAGTGTCGCCCACCGATACCAACCCGTGCTGGCGCTCGCCGGGGCGATCATGCTCCAGGCCGTGCTCGCGGCGAGAAAGGTCCGCGACGAACGAGGCAATCGCACGAACCTGTACGCCATCGGCGTGGCACTATCCAGCGCGGGCAAGGATAAGCCCCGCGAGGTCAACGACCGTATCCTCGAACTGGCCGACGTGGATCTGCTGGGCAACGAGGAAGTGACCAGCGACGCGGCCGTGCTGACCGCCGTCGAAGCCCGACCGGCCATCCTGTTCCAATTCGACGAGTTCGGCCGATTCCTGCGGACCATGGGCGATCCCCGCAAATCGCCCAACATCTACAGCGCCGTGACCACGCTGATGCGGCTCTACAGCAACGCCAACCGCACCTATCGCGGCAAGGGCTACGCCGACGCCAAGCGCAACAAGACGATCATCCAGCCCTGCGCGTGCATCTACGGTACCAGTACCCCGCGAGCGATGTACGAGAGCCTCACGAAGGAAGGCGTCGAGGACGGGTTCGTCGGGCGGCTGATCTTCTTCGAGACCATGACCCGCCCCCCACGCCTGAGGCGCCCCGAGGCCGACCCGCCCGAGCACCTGGTCGAGACCGCCCGGTGGTGGAACAGCCACACACCCCGCGGTGGGAATATCGAAACCGTCTACCCCAAACAGCGCCTTGTCGAGGCGACGGACGAAGCCAACGCGGTGTTCGACGCCCTGGCCGAACTGTCGGATACCGAGATGCAGCGCGACGAAACCTACGCGCCCGTCTGGGGCCGGGCAGAGGAAAAGGCCTGTCGCCTCGCACTGGTCTATGCCTGCAGCGCCGACAAGGACGACCCCGTCATCGACGCCGATGCCGCCCAGTGGGCCTGTCGCCTGGCCGAATACACCACGCGACGGACGGTGTTCACCGCCGACCAGTGGATCGCCGAGGGCCTGTTCGACGCCAGGCAGAAGAAAGTGCTGCGCGTCATTCGCAACGCCCAGGTGATCTCGCGGAGCAAATTGTGCCACCAGACCCAGTCGCTGACGCCCAAGGAACGCGCCGAGGTCCTCGAGAACCTGATCCAGACCGGGCTGATCCGTGCCGTCCAGGTCGAAACACGGGGTCGCCAGCGCACCGACTACGAGGCCGTCTAATGCCAACCGCTATGAAAGAAGTTCTGAGAGTGAAAGAAGATACAGAGGCTAACAACATTAATAGCAGCGAGTTACAATCACGCTCGACCTTCTTTCTTCTTTCACGCCCTGTTAGAGTTGAAGAAGAGAATCAGTGCAGATCAACAGGAGATGAAAGAAGAAAGAAGGTAAGGAAGGAATATATATATCTATTAATAATAGAGTTACATCTCACTTCTTCTTTCCACTTTCAAACTTCTTTCATAGCGGTTGGCAGAATCGATGGTTCCTTCCCGGCCAGGGCCTCTCCTGACGTCGCGGGAACCAGTCGAGCGTATAGGAACAGTTTCTTTAGAACGCGCCGAATTGTCGGCGACCAAGACCCAGGCATACGGAGATGCTTTATGACAGCTACCAAGGACATGACCACGCAGAAGTTCGTCGTCGAACTACGGAAGATCGATGACATCACCCCCTACGATCGCAACCCTCGCATCAACGAAGGCGCGGTCGACGCCGTGGCTGAGTCGCTACGGCAGTTCGGCTTCCGCCAGCCGATCGTCATCGATGCCGCCGGTGTCATCATCGCCGGCCACACCCGGTGGAAGGCGGCGCAGAAGTTGGGCCTGGCCAAGGTGCCCGTCCACGTCGCGGCCGGGCTCACGGACGAGCAGGTGCGAGCCTACCGCATCGCCGACAACAAGACCGGTGAGTTGGCCGAGTGGGACTTCGAGATCCTGCCGATCGAGATCGCCGAACTGGCCGGCGGCGGTATCGACCTCGAGGCCCTCGGCTTCGGCGGCAAGGAACTGGCCCAGTTGCTCAGCGACAGCGTGGGCGTGAGCCAGGGGCTGACGGACGCAGACGCCGTGCCTGAGCCGCCCGACGATCCGATCACCCAGCCGGGCGACATCTGGATCCTGGGCAATCACCGCCTGATGTGCGGCGACAGTGGCAGCCAGGCGGATCTCGACAGGCTGCTCGACGGGGCAACCATCGATCTGGTTGCGATGGACCCCCCGTATAATGTCCGCGTGGAGCCGCGCAGCAACAACGCCATCGCGGCCGGCCTATCGTCATTCACCTCCACGGCCACGCACCATCAAAAGTTCGACGTCGAGCGGCATCCCGAGAAGGCCAAGGGCAACACGAAGAAGATGCGGGCCAAGGACCGCCCGCTCGAGAACGACTTCGTCAGTGAAGAAGCCTTTGATCGGATGCTGCTCGACTGGTTCGGCAACGTCTCGCGTGTGCTCAAGCCAGGCGGCTCGTTCTACATCTGGGGCGGGTACGCCAATCTCGGGAATTACCCCGCTCCACTGAAGGCCTCGGGTCTGTATTTCAGTCAGGGAATCGTGTGGGACAAGCAACATCCCGTCCTTACGCGGAAGGACATGATGGGTGCCTTCGAGATCGCGTTTTATGGGTGGCGAGAGGGCGCAGGGCACCATTTTTACGGGCCAAACAACGCCACGGACCTCTGGCACGTCAAGAAGGTCAACCCCCAATCGATGGTCCATTTGACCGAGAAACCCGTCGAGCTGGCCGTCCGGTCGATCCAGTACTCGTCGAAGGTCGGCGACAAGGCCACCGACGGCGAGGTGTTCGCCGCACTGGCGGCCAACCCATGGCTCGACTCGCCCATCGAACTGGATATCCAGCTTGTCGAGGCCGATCGCGTGACCTCACCGACTATGGCTGTGCTTCCTGTAGCTGGCGATGTCGACGGCATTCACTTGGACACGTGGGGCAATCCGGCGGCGTACACGGTCCTGCGATACCACCCGGGCGAGATCGGGGCCTGGCGCAACGACTACGACCTGCTCGATGCGGCCGACATGATCCATTACTTCCGCGCCGACAGACCCGGCCAGCACCGGGGTGTTCCCGAGATCACTCCCGCCCTTCCACTGTTCGCCCAGTTGCGGCGATACACGCTGGCGGTGCTCGGTGCGGCCGAGACGGCAGCGGACTTCGCGGCGGTGCTCTACACCGATGCCCCGGCCGATGGGCAGGCGGCGGCCGTTGAACCGATGGACATCGTCGAGCTTGAGAAGCGTATGGCCACTACGCTGCCCGACGGCTGGAAACTCGGGCAGATCAAGGCCGAACAGCCCGGTACCACGTACGGCGAGTTCAAGCGCGAACTGTTGAACGAGATCGCCCGCTGCCTGAACCTGCCGTACAACATCGCCGCCTGCAACTCGTCGGGCTACAACTACGCCTCCGGCCGCCTGGACCACCAGACCTACTACAAGTCGATCCGCGTCGAGCAGGCCCACATGGGCGACGCGGTGCTGGACCGGATCTTCGACGCCTGGTACGCCGAGGCGATGCTCACGACGGATCTGTCCATACTGCGCACAGTGCGCAGTATGAACCACCAGTGGTTCTTCGACGGCACCGAACACGTCGATCCGGCCAAGGAGGCCAACGCCCAGGCCACACGCCTTGGATCACACACCACCACGCTCGCCATCGAGTATGCCCGCCAAGGCCGCGACTGGGAGACCGAGCTTCGCCAGAGGGCCAAGGAAAAGCAACTGATGGACGAACTGGGCCTGGGCCTGTCGCAGGAACGGGCGAGTGCCCAAGGCCAAGACGAAGACCCCGACGCAAAAGAGGACGAGAGCAATGACGACGAAGACGATTCCTGACCACATGCAGTTCCTCTCGCCGCTGACCATCGAGGCGGCGGATGGTGAAAAGCAGATGCCGCGATTCTCCATGGTGGCCTACACCGGCGGGGTCATGCGAATCGCCGGGTTCCCGCACCCGGTGGTCGTCGATCTTGAGGGCTTGAGCGTCGACCGCCAGGACATCCCCGTTCGCCTGGACCACAACCCTCGCCAGGGCGTGGGCCACACCCAGCGCGTCGCCATCGAGAACGGCCAGGTCATTGCCGAGGGCCTCGTCAGCCGCGACACGTCATGGGCACGTGACGTCGCGAAAAGCGGCGTGAACGGATTCCCCTGGCAGGCCAGCATCGGTGCGGCCGTCGTCGAGGCCGAGTTCATTCCGCACGGCACGCCCGTCGTCGTCAACGGACAGGAGTTCACCGGGCCACTGCACGTGGTCCG